TATTTATCTCAAGAGGAAGAAAGGGAAACCAAAACCTTGGACAGATGATGAGGTTTTGCAACAATTCTTCTTCACAAATCCCTACCGAGAAAACGACAAGACCACTGTCTGGTTTCGGGAAAACATCAGAGACCGCCTAAAAGACTCTCCTGAAGTTTTGTTTGCCACGGTAGCCTTCCGATGGTTCAACAAGATTGAGACGGGAAGAGCCTTGTTGGAATGGCGCGGTCTTGATTCGCTTACTAGTTGGCGAGGACACACAACTGCTAAGATGTTGAGGAGACGAACTGCTTGTGGTACAAAAGTATTCACGGGGGCCTACATGATCTCAGCAGCACCTGGCAGCAACAAGGTTGAGCACGTTTGCGAGTGCTTGGATATTGTGTGGAAGGATCGTAGGCTATTAGTCAACGAGCTACTCGGCAAGAGCCTACAGAACGCACACGAGTGGTTAGTCCAATATCCTTATCTCGGAGGGTTCATGGCTTATGAATTGGTTACCGATCTTCGGTTCACTTACTTGTTACAGAATGCAAGGGACAAGCTCACGTGGTGCAATCCTGGGCCTGGGTGTATTCGTGGATTGTATTGGCTCGCAGGAGAAGAGGAGAAAATAACTTCCAACTCCAGTTGTCCCCCCAAGCCAAAGGATTGGCAAAAACGAATGCGAGACCTGCTCAAAATAACCAGGGAACGCTTGCCCGATATGCCTCGGTTTGAGATGCGGGAGATTGAGCATATTTGTTGTGAGGTTGATAAGTACAATCGCATGTTGTTCAACACTGGTAGGTCAAAGAGGAGGTATGATGGGCAAGTGGCAAAAACCCCATGTGATTTGAGACCCCAAGCAAAAAGAAGCGATGGGTATACCCAGATTGAAAATGGGCAAACAAAGATGAAAAAGCCTCAAGTGGCTATTTTGCATTGTCTGTCGTTGTCAGGGTCTCCATTGTCTCGGAATCAAATTGCAAAGAGATCAAAAGTAGATCCAACAAAAGTGGGTGATTATGCAGGCCCCCGACCACCAAACCAAACAGATAAGGCTCTCAAGCGCTGGCAGTTTCCGGCGTTGGATACTCTTGGATATGTGCATGTTGAGAAACATGACATGGGAAGTCGAGACTTACTTTTGTACACGATAACCGAAACCGGCAAGAAAGCAATTCAATGATACATAAGAAAACAGGAAGCAAGAAACGTAGGCATAAGAAAGTGGGAAGCAAGAAGCAATTGAAGATTAAATTGCGCCCTAAGTATGTTTATCCTGACGTAGAAGTCCGGGTTTGTGTTGGCAACGAGGCGTTAACTTGTGCCCACGCCAAGCAATTACTCGGATGGAAGACAGAAACAAGAACAGTCAAGTTCCACGATAGGTACTTGTTTAAGGATGAAGAAAACTGTAAGGTGCAATGTAGTTGCAATCGCAAGAACCGCCCATTTGATGATTCATGGGCAAGGTCTATAGCCCAAGACATACTCAACAAGCGATGGAAGTTGAACTTGGAAACAATTATCATCGGCCGGGATGGGCAAGTTTTAAGCGGGCAACACAGACTTATTGGGTTGATTCTTGCATGTCAACTATGGCAAAAACATTCCTATTGGTCCAAAGTGTGGAACACGGAACCAAGTATCGAAACATTGGTTGCATTTGGGGCTGATGAAAGTGAAGAAGCAACGAGGACATTGGATAACGTAAAGCCCAGAACGTTGGCGGACGTTTTGTTTATGTCTAAGACGTTTGCCCAACACCGCCCGAAAGACCGCAAACCAATCACACGCATTTTGGACTACGCTGTCCGCTTACTATGGAAGCGTACTGGCGCATCTAATAACGCATTCTTGCCGAGAAGAACACACAGCGAAGCTCTGGAGTTCATTTCTAATCACCCCAAGATTGTGCCTTGCGTCAAGCATGTCTACGACGAAGATTGTGCTGGGTCAATAAAGAAATATATCAGTTTGGGTTATGCTGCTGGGCTAATGTACCTTATGGCTGCTTCTGATAGTGACTATGATGCATATTCAGATAAGGAGCCCCATGGTGAATCCAGACTGATTATGACTCAATGGGAAATTGCTGCCGAGTTTTGGAGTGAGTTTTCAGTTGGCGACTCATTGAAACCTCTGCAACGATCCTTGAATAAGTTAGCGGAAAACCTTGAAGAAGATACCAATGTACAAATAGGAGAAAAGCTTGCCATGATTGTCAAAGCTTGGCAAGTGTTCAGAAAAAAGAAACGCTTGGTTATGAGCGATTGTGCTTTGGCTTATACTCAAGACGAAGCTGGGTTCAGAGTTCTTGATGAACACCCAAGAATGGGAGGTATCGACATTGGCTAGTAAGTATAGAGAAGTGAGTATGAAGGCTTGCCGTAGTTTGGTGATTCCATATCACTACAGCGGCAGAATGCCAAGTAACGTCCAGTTGTGTTATGGGGACGTGGTTACTCCACCATTATCAGTTGTGGCTTGTTGTATATTTTCAATTGCTACTGGAAGGTGGGAAGTTCACAATCTGTGGGAACTTACTCGCCTTGTGCGGTTGCCCGAGTATGATAAGCCACTAACGAGGATGATTGGTAATGCAATTGGGCATATAAGGAAGCACAAATTAGCCAATTTGGTGCTCTCGTTTGCTGACATTGAAGAGGACCATCACGGAGGAATTTACCAAGCTGCGTCATGGATTTACAGCGGGACAACCAAGAAGAGACTAGATGGGTTTAATATTGACGGTGTTTTTGTGCCAGCCAGAACTTGCAACCAACGACACGGTACAAGTTCAGTAAGTGACCTAAAGAAATCTATGCCAAATTCACAAGTGACACCTCATTTTGATCTTGGCAAGCATTTGTATTGGAAACCAATCAACAAGGCTGGCATGAAGAAGGCGGTAGAGATGGGGCTGAAGAGTCTCGCCTACCCTAAGCCAATGTTGGCGCGTGGTAAGACGAGAAACACGATTAGATCATCGAACCAAGACCATAAGGGCAAGGTGGTATTGCCATGTGGAGGATCACAAAATAGCATTGAAGAAGGACAACCGACCAAGATGCTTATTGGTAGAGGAGTGGTCCCAATAAAAAAGCCCCAGAAGTAATCCGGGGCTAATGTCTCACTTGGGGTTTGGTCTATTTGACTTTGGCAGCCATTTTGCGTCCAATTGCTGTGATGATGTAAGTGTGCCCTCTGACGTTTTCTTGGGTGCCGATTGACACAATCCTCCTGGATTCAAGGCTCTTGAGGGAAGTCAACCACTTGCCACTGTACTTGTTATCCCGACCGATGCCAACTTTGTCCTTAAGGTCAGCCATGGAAATAGCTTCCTTGCGGTTGGTTAGAGCCCGGACGATGCGAACTTGGTCAATATCCAAATTAACTTTGGATGCAACTTCCTTGGCACCATCTTTCTTCACTGACTTCTTCGTTTCTTTCTTCGTCGTCTTCTTCTTCTTCGGGGCTGCCTTCTTCGTCGTCTTCTTAGCAGGTGCCTTCTTGGCAGTGGGCTTCTTGGCAGTGGGCTTCGTGACTTTCTTCATCGTTTCGCTCCTCGAATTGGGGTTGTGTGTTGAGCATGTCGTATGCCCGACTATGCCTGTTATAACTAGGGTATCGACGGATTGCAATACCAATCAGTAGGAAATCTTTGAAGATGGCTCCTTGGAAAGCCCTAAACCCTCATGTTATAATAGGTTAAGGCTGGGAAAATAGTTTTTGGATTCTTGGAATCTGGGGTTGAATTATGAGGATTCTGCTTGATTGTCACGAGGTTTTGGCTGATTTTACGGGGGCTGCCCTGAAGATTCACGGTTACAGTCGGAAAGAGTTTGAGGCTTTGCCCTCGTATATTCCTGGGGCATGGGACCTAGCTAGACAGTTGGGGCTATCTGACGAGGATTTTTGGTACCCGATCAATCGGGCTGGGGAAGGTTTTTGGCGTGATCTTCTCATGCTCCCCGAAGCACCTTATTTAATTCATTGGTTGGATACTCAACGGCTGTCTTTAATTGAGGAATGGTACATTGTTTCCAGCCCTTCTCAACACACTTCAAGTTATGCTGGGATTCGTGCATGGGTGCAAGAGCATCTAGGGATGGATTGGAACCGATTGGTTCTCACGAATCACAAGCACCTATTAGCCAACCCAGATACTATCTTGATTGACGACAGTGAATCCAATACTGCGCAGTTTGAGAGGGCGGGAGGCAATGCCATCCTATATCCTGCTTGGTGCAATCATCTCCACGCTTGTGATGACCCACTGGGGTACACACTCAAAAACCTAGACCACTCCCTCAAATGCTAACCAACGGAGAAGCCTGTTATGCACTTCCATTTTCGTAATGTCAACGATGCTTTTGATCGACTAGTCAACGGGATAGCTCTAAAGTCTATTCCAACCGTTGAATGGCCTAGCCGTAATGGCCTCGTACTCAAAGTCACTGAACCAGTATTGGTCTCCTACACTCATCCTCTCCAGAGAGTGCTGTTCAATTCAGAAAGAGACGCCAACCCATTCTTTCATTTGTTTGAGTCTCTGTGGATGCTCTCAGGATCAAACAAAGTACAGCCGTTGGCGTATTACAACAGCAACATTGGCAACTACTCTGACGATGGGGAGAAGTTCCATGGGGCTTATGGCCATCGTTGGCGGGTTGCCTTTGGGATGGATCAACTACTGAGGATTGCAGACGCATTGGAAGCTGACCCCGATTGCCGTCGTCAGGTATTGTCTATCTGGTCTCCAACAAAAGACTTGGAGACAGATTCAAAAGATTTGCCTTGTTTGGCAGGCAATACAAAGTTTAGGTCTCCTGAGGGAGACCAAACTATCCAATGGTTGGCTAAGAAATTCCAGACTCAAAATACATTTAAGTATCCAGTATACACTGTGGATACTGGCACAGGAGATCAGCGATTGGCTTGGATGACTAACGCTTGGAAGTCTGGTAAAAAAGAAGTCTACCGAATCAAGTTTGATGATAACTCTTCAGTTTTAGCTACAAATGACCATTTGTTCTACCGCAAAACAAGAAGGTTTGAAGGAAGCCGTTGTGTGGGATTATCGGTGCAAGAATGCACTTTGGGTAATTTAGTTGTTGGCGATCATGTAGTTGCAGCTCTTCCAGAAACTGCGGCAAGTAGGTATTGCCCAAAGGGATATTTACAGTTCAAACGGAATCTTTACAGAAACACTTCAGGAGTTAATCTCAAAAGGGAGCACAGAGAGTATTTTGGTCTTGTTGAGCCAATACACAGAGGATTTGCAATACACCACAGAGATGGTAATATCTTGAATAACCAATTTGATAATTTACAACAAATGGAAGCAAGCCAACACAATGCTATAGGTAAGTTTGGTGCGAATAATCCCCATTGTAAAATGACAGAATCCCAAAAAGATGCAAGAGGCAAAAAACACTCCGCTAGCTTGAAGAGACACTATGCCGGATTAACACCCGAACTTAGAAAAGCACTACAGCAACGTAAGGCGTTTCGTACTGAAGAACAATGGGAGATGATCCAAGAGTATCAAGCATCAAAAGGGAATCATCGTGTAGTGAGCGTAGAGAGGGCCGGAACGTTGGCTGTGTATGATTTTGAGGTTCCTGGAAGGCATAATGCAGTATTAAGCAATGGGGTGCTTGTGCATAATTGCAATACCAACGTCTATTTCTCTGTTCATCATCAAGAAAGAGACATGGCAGTTTGGAAAAGCTATCTAGACATGACTGTTTGCAATCGTAGCAACGACTTGGTTTGGGGAATGTTGGGAGCAAACGTCGTACACTATTCGTTTCTCTTGGAGTACATGGCAAAGCGTATTGGTGTTGAGGTTGGCACCTATCACCACCTGACAAACAACTTGCACGTCTACAAAGACAAGTGGGAGCCTAAAAAGTGGGCTAGCAATTTCTCGATGGATTATCAAAAGCCATGGGAGCTGATACCACTGGTAGACAACCCAGACGTATTTGACATGGAAGTTATTCGCTTTGTTTCTCGTGGGATAGACCAAGAGTTTACTGAGCCATTTCTCCGCAACGTAGCCCAACCTATGTGTGCCGCATACAGAGCGCACAAGCAACGGAGGTACTATGGAGACAATAACGCTTTGACTTTAATGAGTCGGGTACATGCGCCCGATTGGAAGGAGGCAGGGACAGCTTGGATAGAAAAAAGAAAAGAGGCTTGGGAACACAAAAGCAAAGTAGCCCCTTCAGGAAATCAATCTGATGGTTAAGCCTGTACTTACTAAGAGAAACTTTGTCAAGAGGTATGCCAAGGGGGAATTTGGAAATCACTCTCCCACTTGGAAGGCTCTTGATCGTTGGCTACTGGACCAACGCATTCCAGGAACTAATCCAAGGGCTTTGTTTCATATCCGAAACAGAGTGGCGGGCGGGCCTACTTGGTACAATCTGCTGGCTCGGGAAGTAGTGACTACTTGGGGGAAGATTACAGCAAACGGGGTTGATCCTAGCACGTTGTATATCAGTGCAATGGCTCCAAGCGAAAAGACAATCTTTCAAGGAGAGGTTTCAAGAGGAGTCTGGAGCTATGAGCTAACCTATACGACTGTTGCTAAGCCTATGAGGGAAGCGCTTAAAGAACAGACACATGTGGCAAGGGGTATAATAGCAATCACCCTCTTGAGAAAATTCTTGTGTGAAAGAAGCTATGATTGGTTGATGTACTTGTTGGACAATTACGAAGGCCATACGGTTGAGTTTTCTACCTACAGCGTAGAGTGGGGAACACTGCCTGGCTACAACACAGTTTTTTGGGAGGTGAGAAAATACTGATGCAAGCGAACCAATACCAACGACTCGCGGAACGTACAGAATGCAATCAAACAGTTTCGCGAAACAGAATGAAGGCCTTGGTGAAAGGGCTGCCTGTACCTGTGAGACTAAACCACGCTGTCTTGGGGTTGTGTGGGGAGGTGGGAGAGTTGGCAGCAGCTATCGAGCGGTGGATATACTATGGACAACCTCTGGATGAGACTAACCTCCAAGAAGAGTTGGGGGATTGTCTTTGGTATATGGCTGAGGCTTGTAATGCAGCCGGGTTTAGTTTAGAGGCTATCATGGAGGCTAACATCCAAAAGCTTCAAAAGAGGTATCCTGAAAAGTTTTCCGAGTCCCAAGCAGTAGAAGAGAACCGAGATAGGGAAAAAGAGGCAGAGATCATCAAGAAGACAGCAACGAAGACGCCAGAAGAACCAGAAGAAAGAGCTGAAGAGAAGGCAATACAGGTTGAGGCGCATGAGGCTTACCATAGCGTGGTGTGTGGGTCTTGTTGTGAGGGAGCATCTTTCGGGAGTCAAGAGGACACCAACAGCTATTCCCGCAAGTGTTCTCGATGCAAAAGAACACCCATTCACGATAACAATTCATCAGGACTTTGTCCTGACTGCTATGCAGAGGAGAACCCACAAGCATGAAACGATTAAAGGATTATCCCCAAGAGTTGAGACCTTACGTTTTTCATGGTTTGGATTTGCAATGGAGAGAGGGAGAGAAACAAGCGTCAGCCGATTGTCCTTGGTGTGGTAGAGAAGGCAAGTTTAGCATTGAAGTCAAAACTGGGTGTTGGAATTGCTTTGTCTGTGGTGAAGGAGGAAAGAAAGGCGGAGGGAATGCTCAATCGTTTGTTCAGTTGCTTTGGAAGAAAAGTGATGCAGCCACAAGCAAATACAAACTGCTGACAAAGGATCGAGGACTGGTCTTCTCTGAAACCTTGATGCACTGGGGAGCCGTTAAGTCAACAATTGATCGGTGTTGGATGCTTCCCGGTTATTCTGCTCAAGGTAAGCTTGTCCAACTTTACCGATACATTTCTATCAAGGGCCGATACATTTCTATCAAGGGGTGGAAGGTTTTGTTGCCCACTCCCACCCTTCATCACGGAATGTTTGGTATCCCTTTGTTTGATAAGAGTAAGCCTCAAACATTTATCTGCGAGGGGCCTTGGGATGCAATGGCCTTATGGGAAGTGCTAGGCAACGCGAAGGAAACTGAGGGGGGTGGGCTAGCGCTAACCTCAAACAAAACGAAAAGCCTTCTCTCCAAGATCAACGTGGTTGGAGTCCCTGGCTGCAACTCTCCGTTGGATCGATGGTCTGGATTGTTTCAAGGGCAAAACGTTCGGCTACTATTTGACAGCGACCATCCCCAAGGAAAGAAGAAAACATCGGCAGGTTACACTGGCATGAAGCGTGCTGCCTCTATTCTCTCCAAGGTGTCTTCGGTAGGCTACCTAAAATGGGGAGAATTAGGTTATGATCCCGAGTTACCAAGTGGTTTTGATGTGAGGGACTTTCTCAATGCCTAAGCCAACATATTCCCCTACCCTGTACCCTCTTGATTGCCGAAAGGCAGCCCGCAGACTTCGCAGCAACACGGTTAGCGCAATTGTGACCGATCCACCCTATGGACTAAAGTTTATGGGTAAGGAATGGGACCATGGAGTTCCAGGAGTACAATTCTGGCAGACGTTCCTCAGAGTCTGTAAACCTGGAGCAATGCTTCTAGCCTTCGGCGGCACGAGAACTTATCACCGTTTGGCTTGTGCTATCGAGGATGCTGGTTGGGAGATACGCGATTGTATCATGTGGGTGTACGGATCGGGCTTCCCCAAGTCACACAACATCAGCAAATCCCTCGACAAGGCAGCAGGTGCAGAGCGTGAAGTGGTGGGGCGAAAGACAGGACGGGCAGCAACCCCAGTCCAGGATATTCGTGGTGGTTCGTTTGCAGGAGGGCATGGCAAAAACAGTGCGATTGACTGTTCGGCTATCACCGCCCCCGCAACCGACGCCGCCAAACTCTGGGACGGTTGGGGTACTGCTCTGAAGCCGAGCTATGAGCCAGTGATCCTTGCCATGAAACCTCTCGACGGCACGTTTGCAAATAATGCTGTGAAGCACGGTGTAGCCGGAATCAATGTTGATGGGTGTCGAATCCCTGGCACCCCACATGGGGGCGGACACCATGCTGTAACTATTTATGGTTCAGATGGGAATTATATTCAAGGACCGAATGTACCGGGTAATCCAGAAGGCCGCTTCCCCGCCAACCTAATCCACGACGGAAGCGATGAAGTGGTGGGGCTGTTTCCTAAGACGAAGAGCGGTTGTCTTGAGCCCCACCACGCTCCAGAGCGAAAAAGCAATAGCCCAGTTTATGGCACGTATGGCGGAAGGAAGGAACCCCCCAAGCCGTTTGGCGGCGACTCCGGCTCTGCCGCTCGGTTTTTCAAACAATGTCCGTACACAGAAGAAGACTTAGCCTTGTTTCTTTTGCGTGCAAAGACTATAATAGACACGGTACAATCCAATTCAAAAAGGAGACTCCCGTGGAAGATAAAACTTGCGAATACTGTGGACAACAATTTGTCCCTGCCAAATCAAGTCGCCGTTTCTGTTCTAAGTCGTGTAGTAACAGAGGCCAGCCAAGGGGCCAGGCAGTTAAGCGGTTTGCAGGGACTTTCTATGAACGTAACGCCGAAGCTGTTAAGGCAGCTTTGCGAAAACGTTATTGCACTGATCCTGAGTACCGAAAGCGGGTACTTGCGAGGGTCTTGGGTCATAGGCACGGCAAAGTTAAACGGCAACCTTGCGAAGTCTGTGGGGAAATCAAAGCAGATAAACATCACGACGACTACGACAAGCCCCATGATTTTAGATGGCTCTGCCGTAGTTGCCATGTTGAGTTTCACAAATCACAATATGGATCGTGGGGTGAAGGTCTCAGAACCAAGTAGGGCGTTCTATTGTGCCAAGGCAAATAAAAGTGAGAGGACTTGTGGGGGAGATGTTGAGAACAAGCATCCAACAGTGAAGCCGCTGGCTCTCATGGAATACCTCGTGCGTTTGGTAACGCCACCAAAGGGTGGAGTTGTCTTTGATCCTTTCATGGGCTCTGGGAGTACCGGTGTAGTTTGTCGGAGGCTAGGGATTAAATTCATCGGCTGCGATAATGATGAAGAGGCTTTTCGGACGGCAGAGAATCGAATTAGGCTAGCAACACAAGATAGGAGATAACAAGTGGGTGTAATGCAGGCGAGAGGGGGCCTAGCAGGCCGTGTAGAGCGTCTCGGGGAGCTATTAGGCAAACTATGCCCCTGCCCCAAGGAATGGCTTACAGAGGGCACAAAAGGCTCTACGGCGGGAGGGCAAGAGTCTATAGAGTGCGTAGAATGCCAAGACTACCGCAAATTGGTTATGTCGTGGCGTAAAGCAATGAAATGGACAGACGGTCTTGACCATGCATTGACTGTCATGCTTGCCGCAATCGCAAGCACGAAAGCCGTTGGAGACCAGTTGTGGGTCAAGGTGATTGGGCCTGCCGCTTGTGGAAAATCTACTTTGTGTGAGGCTATTAGTACCAACAAGCGTTATGTCTTGGCAAAGTCCACCATCAGAGGATTTCATAGTGGGTATAAGACGGATGGAGCAGGGGAAGAAGACAACAGCCTCGTGGCTTTGCTGTTTGGCAAAACGCTCGTGACAAAGGATGGTGATACGCTGTTGCAAAGCCCCAACCTCTCTCAGATTCTTTCCGAAGCAAGAGACCTATATGACAGCACAAGCCGTACTCATTATCGAAACACTATGAGCAAGGATTATGAGGGAGTGCGGATGACCTGGCTGTTGTGTGGGACTAGTTCGTTGAGGTCAATAGACCAAAGCGAATTAGGGGAGAGGTTCTTGGATTGTGTCATCATGGAAGGTATTGACGATGATCTGGAAGACGAGATACTTTGGAGGGTAGCCAATCGAGCAGAGAAAAACGTGGGGATTGAAACGGATGGCAAACTGGAAACACAATATGAACCGGAATTGTCCAAGGCCATGTCGTTGACAGGAGGTTACGTGGACTACCTTCGCGAGAATGCTTCACAAGAGTTAGGTCTAATTGAGATGGATCGGGAAGCTAAGATCCAATGTATGCGCCTCGGCAAGTTCGTGAGCCATATGCGCGCTAGACCTTCTCAACACCAAGAGGAAACAGCCGAGAGAGAGTTGGGGGCAAGGCTTGTCAGTCAGCTTATCCGATTGGCTAAGTGTACCGCGTTCGTTTTGAATAAGCGCACAATAGACACATCAGTCATGGATAGGGTACGTCGTGTGGCTTTGGATACAAGCCGGGGACAAACTTTGAATATTGTACACACACTAGCCAAAGAAAAGTCTGAGGGGAGAACTTCTGCCAGCTTAGGATTGAAGCTGAATCGAGCAGAGAATAAAGTGAGGACTATGCTTCGGTTCTTACGGAAGATCAACGCGGTAGAACAGTACACCCCAAAGAATAATCGAGTCCGTTGGAGACTAACAAAGAGAATGGCAAAGCTTTACGGAGAGGTTATTGATTATGTCTAGGCGGAAAAGGGAAGTACCAAGGAAGCTTCGGAGAGTTGCGAGAGCAAAACCTTATTGGACCACGAAGGATAGGAAGGCAGTCAAGCTCTATCAAGGCAATGTGTTGGACGTATTGCGTAAGCTACCAGCACAATCTGTTCACATGGTTATGACCTCTCCTCCCTATTGGGGCTTACGTGATTACGGAACAGACAAGACAAAGGAATTAGGATCAGAAAAGACACCTGAAGAATATATTGATCGGATGGTTGAAATCTTCTCTGAAGTTAGGAGGGTGTTGAGGAACGATGGAACGGTTTGGCTTAATCTCGGCGATACGTATGGGGGAGGTTCTCCAGGCCGGAATGATGTGGATAGAAAATACCCAGGGCAAAATAAAAGTTCTCGTCTGCGAACTGAGAACTCTCGGAAGGCAAATACAAAAGGGACTAAGGCAGGAAACCTCGTCGGTATTCCTTGGCGGGTTGCTCTTGCATTGCAGGCTGATGGTTGGGTACTAAGGCAGGACATCATTTGGTGTTTGAGTGGTGCCACTTGGGTTTATGTTAGGTCTCAGAAGGGGGATATGCCTATGATGATTAAAGACCTCGCAAGGCTGGACCCAGGCACTGTGAAAATGTGGGATGGTAAGGAGTGGGTCCAGCTTCTTGGTGTAAGCAGAACTCCCCGGGATGGGCGAGAGGTCAAGCTAACTTTGAGGAGTGGGGAAACAATAAGCTGTTCTGCTAAACACAAGTTCCCAACCAAGAATCAGGGGCTAGTGAAGGCCGAGGGTTTATCTATTGGGGATTGCCTCACACAATCCACTCTACCAGAACCAGATGACTTGAAATCCCCGATTCATATTGACGTTGATGCCGCATGGCTTGCTGGATTGTACTTGGCAGAAGGGTGGGGTGCTGAGAACCACCAAAGCAATAAGTTTGGGTTGTCTGGGCATAGGAAGGAATATGCACGATGGAATAGGGTGTTCAAAATTGTTAGATCATACGGAGGACACGCCACGCTGCGCATGAAAGGCAACAACCAAACAATAAGCATCCATGGCAAAGTGGTCACATCTATCATCAGAGAGTTGATTGCTGGTAAAACATCAAAAGACAAACACTTCAATCCGTGTGTGTGGAAGTACAGTAACCAGTTCTTACAATCCTTGATGGAAGGCTATCTGCATGGGGATGGAAGTACTGATAAAGAAAACCGAAGGATTAGATTGGGGTTCACGAGAAATCATGGTTTGGCGAGGGACATTCGCGTAGCTTGTGCAAGACTGGGATGGGTGTTGACACTCAAGCCTTGTATCGGTGTGTTTGATGGAAGAGAATTCCCAGGGTTTCGTGGAGAGATACGAAAGACCAGAAGTGGTCATCTCAACGAGAAGGATCGTTGTGAGATAACAGACATTTGCGCTTCCCATGCTGGACCTGGAAAGTTCATGTATGATGTTGGAGTGGCTGGCGACTCCCATCTTTTCACTCTTGCCAGTGGTGTAGTCACACACAACAGCAAGCCTAATCCAATGCCAGAGCCAGTTAGGAATCGATGTACAAAATCCCATGAGTATCTGTTCTTGTTAGCCAAGCGCGGAGGATACTTCTATGATGCAGAAGCAATCAAGGAAAAGTCTATAGATAGGGAATCTTTAGAAGGCAGAACGGTCAGAAACAGAAAAGCTATTCACGCCGCAAATGTGATACCCAACGACCAGGGTATCACGACTTTACGACAATACCAGAGGGTAAAACATACCCAACACGCAACAAACGATCAGTATGGTCTATCCCTTCTTATGCTTATGGTGGTGCTCACTTTGCTACGTTCCCTCCTAAGCTAGTTGAGCCTTGCATTCTTGCAGGTACTAGTGAGATGGGATGTTGTCCTGAGTGTGGTGCTCCTAGGAAGAGAGTAGTGGAAACTACTCGGGAGGATACGAGACCAGGAAGAGAAACCAAGTATGGTTCGGTTGAAGAGGATATACGAGGGGGAGACGGTATGAGGTTGCGGAGGCTGAGGAAGGATAAGACAATCGGTTGGGAAGCTACTTGCGATTGTGGGGTTGAAGAGTCTGTCCCTTGTGTAGTGCTTGATCCGTTCGTTGGTAGTGGGACAGCTTGTTGTGTTGCTATTGAGAAGGGGAGAAGGTCTATTGGAATAGACTTGTCGGAGGAGTATCTTCGGGAGCAAGCAATCCCGAGGATCAATGGAAATCTGCTGAGTATCCCAAAGCTATCGGGATTGTACAGGGAGAAAGAATGAGGAGTGTTTGCTCTTGTGTACTATGTATATATACATATTACACAAACAGACCCCTGCGTTGCCTAGTATAATACAGTTAGGTTCGGAATGCAAGGGGAAAATTAAAAGGCAATCCTATAGGGTTACGGTAAAGGAAATCAAACCATGAATCCCCCTAGCCTCGAAACACTTCAGGAGCGAATCGCAGGCCGCAAGTGGGCAATGGATGTGATAAACGATCTTCCTGTCAGTGAGGACCACCCTTTTCGTACTGCCTTCCTGGACCATGTCAAGAAGTGCTTTACCATCGAGGCCCTTGATCCAGGTGCGATGCCCGATCAGCAAGCCAAGGCATTTGGCTCGCAGGTAATCTTTTTTGGAAAGTATAGTGGTGGCACCTATGACGATTGCCCACTGGATTATCTTGAATGGTTAGCGGATCAAAATGCCGCATTGGTACGATACTTAAAAAGCCGCCGTATCCAAGAGGAACGATTACATGAGGATTAAACTCTCCGATCTTGACCCCGCCACGCTTGTGCAGTCAGCAGAAGTAAATACGATCATTGCCACTGACTGGATGGGGTGCACAAGGCGTTACAAGGGAGGAAGACCAATGGATAATTGCAAAGACTGCCTGCTTAAATATTTAGAAGCAGGCGACGACGTGGTATCGGGACTGGCGGTCGAGTTGACTGCGGCCAAGCAGAAAATCGAGCGGATGCAAAATGAAAACAAGTGCTTCCTTGCCATGAAGGAAGGCGTTGCGATTCGCATCTCCGACTTGGAGATTAAGATTAAACGGCTAGAGGCCATCGTGACCGTCCAAGATGACTTAATCAGTTGGTATGAAACCGAGGGCGAACGGTCGTGCCACGAAGACGCATACGTTCCGGAAGATTTGCGTGAATTAGAGGAAGCAATTAAAGCTGCCAAAAAGACAGGAGATGAATGATGCAAGAAGGAACAATCAGACCCTCGTGGAGATCAACCCTAGAAGGGCAGTGTAAGTCTTTCGACGATGGTGGCTGGGGGGAAACAAATTTAACCAGTGCCATTAAACGGTGCTTGCGGGATTATGATCGACTGCAAACTGCCCTCGACGATGCAAACGAAACACTCCAACTCCACCAGTCGCGTGGTGATTATGAGGCCGGGCAGGTGCTTGGACAGAAGGCAGCGAAGGCCGAGATTCAGCGGCTGAAAGCCGTCATCGAACAATCTCAGCGAAGTGGAAATCTCAGATGCAATTCGAGAAGCCGCACAAGCGGCGGGAGGTGAAACATGTACTTAGGACCAGTAAGTAAGCCATTCCACAAAACGGAATGCCAATGTGAAGAGTGCCTTCAGTGGATGGTTGATGAGATCGACCGACTGCAAGCTATCGTTGACAAACTGCCAGTGGACAAGCAAGGCGACCCAATCATACCGAACACGACGCGATACTATGTCCACCCATGCGGAAAAGTATGTGAAATTGATGTCGGATTTGGCCTCGACATGGCGTGGACGAATTATGATGGTCAAGTCAGGTGCTACCGTCGGGAGTTGGCGAGGGATAGCTACAGTACACGCGAAGCCGCGCAAGCGGAAGCAAAGCAATGAGTGAAGTCCATCAACAAGTTGAGCGGAGGAAAAACCTGGTGTATGGGATTACTTATCCATCTTGGTTTGGTTGCGATTTTGTGTATTGGTTGTGGCTCAAGTTTTGTTGTTCTCGTGGATGGCATCTTTGGGATGAGTGCTTGACTCCAGACTCTCATTATTTATCTTGCGATGCTTGTGGAAAGGTGGTCTATCTGAAGAAATGAAGTGTGGGAGGAATGGTAGAAGTTGGTGGGTTTTCTAGTATAATGTATGTGGAGGATAGGAATGGGTAGTACTGAGTTGAGGAGTCATGGGGCTGATCTTGGTAGGATCAGTGATAAGATGAGGTTGTTTGCTTTGGAGTATTTGGTTGACTATAACGGTACCCAAGCAGCGATTAGAGCTGGATATTCAAAGAAGACTGCTTCGGTACGTGCTACCAAGTTACTCAAGAATCCAGTGATAAAAGCTTTCCTAGGTAAGTTTGAGAGGGAAAGCCAAGAGAAGTTCGAGATCCAACGTAACGAGATACTCATGCACTTGGCAGCCTGCGCTACCCGGGATGGTAGAGACTTCGTTGATAAGGATGGTAAGCTATTGCTTACCTCACAGAATATCAACGATTTGCCTAAGTCTATCACATGTGCTATCGACGGCATTAAACAGAAGAGGAAGAGTTGGAGAGACCCGGAGGGGACGGAGTATGAAGAAATTGAAACAGAATTGAAGCTAGTCTCCAAGGCAAGCGCGTTGGATATGTGTATGAAACACAAGGGGCTGTTTGCAGTAGAGAAGACAGAACAAACAGTCACTCTCAACTGGGACAGCCTAGTTGATCAGGGAAGCAAGAGAGAAGACCCAATCCAGAAGAGATTGGAGCAAGAAACCCAAACCATTTCCTAGGAAAACATCCATGGATGTATTTGCTGCAATAGACCGGAAGACAGGAAGAATTAGGCAGATAGTCTATCAGTCAAAAACCTTCACCGATGAGTGTATTTTGAAGGCCCTCTATGATGCTTCTGCTAAACCTAACAGAGTGATCAGTGTCCAAGAGGATGGAGAATTGCTAGCTACATTCTGCTTGGAGGCGCAGCATGTTGGTTGACAACAAAATGCTGGCCTTGAAGAGACTCTTGTGGCCTGATGTAGTCTTCTACGATAAACAAATAGAGGCTATAGAATCAGTAGAGAGGGACGATGAAACAGTATTGGTAGCAGGCAACCAACTAGGGAAAGACTACGTGGCAGGCTTCATTGTCCTCGCCTTCTTCCTTACAAGGCACCCTTGCCGAATCATTACAACGAGTGTTAAGGACAAACACTTGAGCGTTCTGTGGGGGGAGATTGGTGAGTTTATCCGAACTTCTGCCTACCCGTTGAATAGTAAGTTCGGCGGGCCTCTCATTATCAACCATCAACATCTTCGCAAGATAGTTGGTGGTTCTGAATGCCCTCTCAGCTACGTTATGACGATGGTAGCTAATCCTGAGAATGCGGAGTCATTCCAAGGCCATCACGTAAAGCCTCCACCAGGGGTTGTTGATAATGTCCCCCGCAATATGTTTGTCTCTGATGAGGCAAGCGGGGTTCCCAATGCTTACTATGAAATGGCGGATACTTGGGCAAGACGTAAGTTGATCTTTGGTAATCCTTGGGACTGTGATAATTTCTTCAAGAAGGCAGTCAAAGGTAATGCAGAAACCAAAGACTCAGGCGGGGATACGCCAGACCCCACGATGCCTGGTAGGTATTACCGCAAGGTAATCAAGATCAGTGCCGAGGATAGCCCAAACGTTCAACTAGGTCTTCTCCAAAAGAGCCTTGAGAAGAAACCTACGGATGAAATCCTTATTCCTGGGGTAAAGTCCTACAGCCTTTACGTCAAGCATCGATTGACCTGGGACAAGATCAAACAGTGTGTGGCCCTTGATGCTGAGTTCTATGAGGGGGCTGAGAATCTCTTGTATCCGCCTGAGTGGCTTAATGAAGCGGAAGCTCTAGCCGAAACACTAAGCCCACAACGCCGCGCGGACACGATGGGGGTGGATCCTGCTGAGGGTGGGGATAGTACTGTGTGGACGCTGATTGATGGGTTGGGTGTGATAGATGTTATCAACGAGAAGACTCCTGATACTTCAGTCATTGTTGGTAGAACAATCAAGCTTATGCGCGAGCACAAACTCAGTCCAGGGAGAGTCCTATTTGATCGCGGAGGTGGAGGCAAGCAACATGCAGATAGGTTAAGGGCTCAGGGAATTAACGTGAGGACGGTGGCCTTTGGTACTCCATTGACTCCTGAAAAGATGCGAGGACTAAAGACGTTTGATGTACGCAAGGGAGAGGAAGAAGAGAGGTACGTCTATTTCAATCGGCGTGCGCAAATGTATGGGATGATCAGCCTCCTATTAGATCCAGCAGAGGAAGGACAGTTGGCTATTCCAGCGAAGTTCGCGGAGCTACGAAGACAATTGGCCCCAATCCCTCGCATATACAATGAGGAGGGTAGGATGATACTTCCCCCCAAGAGGAAGAAACCTGGAGCCATCAACAGCAATGTCATTACGCTAACAGAATTGATCGGGTGTAGTCCCGATGAAGCAGATGCTCTGGCTCTTGCTGTCTACGGTCGTTATGGCAAAAAGATACAAGCAAGTGCGGGAGCTGCTTGGTAGGCTATAATACAGATAGTGGAGCAAAACCTTAGGGAGAAGAATCATGGCAGATAAAGACACAACAGCAGAATTGAAGAAGAGGGTGGACCAGCTAGATGAGATGTTTGTGGCAAACACAATTCTCTCTAGGGCACAAATGGCGAGGAAGTTTCTAGACCCTCGCCGAAACCTCGATGATGAGTGTGGGCTGCCCACAACCTCAACGATCACAATCGATAATTACAAGCAACTCTATGACAGAGTAGCAATAGCCAAGCGGTCTGTGGGATTGCTCCCCGACGAATCTTGGATGGTACAGCCTACTGTCTATGAGACGGAAGACGTAGACGAAGAGACTCCGTTTGAAAAGGCTTGGAGAGACCTAAGCATCACACCACAGAAAAGTTCTTGGTATAGAACAGAGAAGGGGCACCCAATCTGGGAGAGACTACGGAGAGGAGATGAACTGAGTGGGATTGGCCGGTATGGTATTCTGTTGCTAGGTATTGATGATGGTAAGCCCTTGGTTGAACCTGTTGAAGGCATTGGTGAAGATGGACAAGCAACAGGATCAAATACTCCTCAACGAAAGCTTTTGTATGTGCGCGCTTTCGATGAATCTCAATGTCCCGTTAGTGCTTGGGAAAAGGATGTGGCCAATCCTCGTTACGGACAACCTATTCAATATTCTGTTAGCTTCGCTGATCCCAGTGGAACGGGTACAAGAGAAGGGGCATTGGTAAACAAGCAAGAGGTCCATTGGACCAGGGTAGTTCATCTAGCTGACAATCGAGGTAGCAGCGAAGTGTTTGGAGTGCCTCGCCTTCTCCCAATCTACGACAATATTCTTGGCTTACGCAAGTTGTATTGCGCTAGTCCTGAAATGTACTATCGTGGAGCCTTTCCCGGACTCTCTCTTGAAACTCACCCTTCCCTGGGAGGTGATGTCAATATTGACAAGGAAGCTTTGCAGGGGCAGATGGAGGCCTATACGAACAGCCTCCAACGGTACTTCGTGACTAAGGGATTACAAGCCAAGAGCCTAGCACCACAGGTTGTTGATCCTACTCCGCAAATCGATGCTCAAATCCAAGCTATCTGCATTTACCACGATTGTCCTAAGAGGATATTCATGGGAAGTGAACGTGGAGAGCTGGCTTCCTCTCAAGACGACGGGTCTTGGAATGATAATCTAGCCTATAGGCAAAACTATTATCTCACGCCCTGCATAATCAGTCCTGTCGTTGATCGACTCATTGCAATGCGAGTGCTACCCGTTCCCTCAGATGGCTATGAAGTAACTTGGCCAGACTTAGGATCTATCAGTGCAGAAGTCAAAGCCGATATTGCTGTCAAAAGGACAGAGGCAATGGCAAAGTACATCCAGGGCAGTGTAGAGGGACTGATGGGTGAGCTAGACTTCTTGACTCGTGTGCTGGAAATTCCCGTAGATGAGGCAGAGGAAATTCTCAAAGACGCAACACCCCTAGAAGATTTGCGGTTGGAAGAAGAACCAAACAAGGAAGCACCTTCAGGAGAATAACCATGAGTTGCAAAGACGTAACAGAGAAGGACAAACTAGAGATTATTGAGAAGTACAAGTCTGGGGAATCCTTGTACAAGCTGAGTAGAAGGTTCGGGTGTTCGGGGACTTTTATTCGCAATATCCTAGTGGATGCTGGAGTGCATGTCAGGAGCCTCATAGAGGCAGCTCATGCACGTGAATCCCAAGAGGATACTGGAAGCTACATGCCTTGTCCTCAAGAGATACAGCGAAGGGCTGATGCGTTGAGGACATTGAGCCTCCGACAGAGTAGACAAATGGCAGGGCCTAATGGAACAGTGCCCCCATCCATTCCTACATGCAAAATATTCCGTGGACCTAAGAAACCAATCAGGTAACTCCAATGGCAGCAATACATCCGTTGAGAGCCGATCCAACTAGATCAGCAACCCTCAGACGTAGGGCTTGTGAAAACATATCCGCGAGATTCAACCGAGTTAAGAGTGCAATAATCCAACTAGTGTTTGTGGATGATGCTTTCGGTTTGAAGCCTTCCAACAGAGTAGACAACGAATTGACGGTAAACGTTCGTTGGCGATTCTCTACGGACTCCGCGAAGGTACGACAGTTCCAACAGTGGTTTGCTACTCAAGTCCAACAAGAGATTATTGCTAGTAGTGCTGCTCAATTGGAAACAGCTTACTACAAAAAGTTTGTGGAGGATGGGTACAAGAAGGGGGCTGGTCGTGCTTTCGATGATACGCGGAAGGCATCCCTGCACGATCAAGACAGCTTACGAGATTTCTACGCTGGCTCTAAGGACGAGTTTCTACGCTCCTCGTTTGCACAACCTATAGCCATCGACAAAATCAAACAGATAACCGGCCGCGTCTATACTGACCTCAAGGGTGTAGACGCATCCATGGCGAGTAGGATTACCAGAACACTTGCAGATGGGTTAGCCCAAGGAGCAAATCCCCGCACGATTGCAAGAGGCATGGTTAAGACATTAGATATGGGGAAGACACGCGCGTTGACTATTGCACGCACGGAGATTATACGCGCGCACGCTGAGGGGCAACTAGACGCGATGGACAAGATGGGGGTTGCTCAGGTAGGCGTAATGGTGGAATGGAGTGCTGCATACGATGACAGAACTTGTCCTCTATGTGCTGATATGGATGGTGTAGTTCTTACTCTCAAGGAAGCAAGAGGGATAATTCCTCGTCATCCTAACGCTGTTTTTGGTCCTTCAACCTTTGTATCTTACGGTGAGTGCCTTGAGGCGGTTCGGGCTTACTACAGCGGTCCTTGTGTCATACTGTACGCATCCGGGGGAGGGGAACATAGGACGACCATCGGCCCTAATCACCCAATGATGACCGCTCGGGGTATGGTTCGCGCCAAGGAAATCAGAGAAGGCGATAAGGTACTCTATGACCTTCGGCAAGATCAAGGTTTTACCCCGGGCGTTTACAACAAACAGATTCCAACATCCCAAGACGTATTTGAGACGATTCTTTCTGTTTGCCGAGACTCTCTTATTTCCTCCCCCAGTCACGATCTCCACGGCGACAGGGTATTCTGTGAGGGTGAAGTCCAAGCAATATGTCCCACAAGGGGTTTGTTGCCCATAAGAAATCCCAGCGGAATCGAGAAACTCCGCGAAGACCTCCTCTTGTGGCCCGATCCCAATTCCAAGACGGTGGCGGGTTTCCGCCCGGGCCTTCTTGGTTGCTGTACTGTCCTTTTGCCCTCTACGGGCGGCGTGGGCGGCTCTGACTCTTGGGTTGCTGCTGATAATCATTTCGTCTGGCTCTCTGTCGAAAAAGTAGAGTTAGGTAACTACTATGGCCTTGCATTTGATTATACCACAGAAAGTAGCCTCTATTGTAGCGATGGATTTGTAGTTAGTAACTGTCGTTGCGCATTTATGCCAGCCAATGTGGGAGAAGACACCAAGAAACAGAAGCGCACACAAAAAGAAGTTCAAGGAGCTATCGACAAGAACATCAGACAAGAAATCCCCCAAGGAAGAATGATTAAGGGGCAAGGCCGACGCTACAAAGATCCAGAGACAGGAAGGTTCACTAAGAAAACCAAGCGCACTCTAGCTGAACAGAAGGCACGTAGCAACTGGGCAGGAGCCGATGTACGCATAGCCAAGGTACGTCCCAAGAGTATCCTAGACAAGCCTACACTACCCAAGCCAAGAGTAACGAAGATCCAACCCGCTAAACTGGAGCCAACCAAGCAATGACCCAACGAATAACGCCCACACACCGTAGACTCTTGAAGGTGCTTGGAGATGGAGAGCCTCACACCCGAGAGGAATTGATGACTTGCCTTTCGGATGAGCTAGGCAATCCCACAACTGTCAATGTACACTTAGCCAGACTCCGCCCGCTGTTGCGCGCTCAGGGAGAAGACGTATTATGTGTTTGGACCAAACGCCAGAGGATGTATCAATGGATTAAGAAGCTGGTATTCATTCCGTTGAGTCATCCCCCAATCGATCCCAAAGAAGCCTCAGCAGGATAGCTTCCAATCCCTCTCAGTCTTTTGTCTCGCCTCGTCTAATCCCATTCTCTTGCCTTGTCTAAGCCTAGGCCCCCCGCTATAGCCTTCTATACCCCCCGCTATAGCCTCTTCTCTGCAAGGCCCTAAGCCCTCGCCTAAGCCCTTGGGTGCGTTTAGCCCCTAAATTACTAGGCTAGAGGCTAGCAAGGCCCTACAGACCCCTTCTCGGCTGCCCTGGGGGGTATCTGGGGCTTTTCCGCAAGGCTGTAGGGCTAATTCTTGGGAAACGTGCTATGGATGCTCACCTATTGCGCGTAGGTTAGCAGGCATGATAACTCTAGTAGCAAATCTGACTGGCTCCGTTCGCAAGGAAATTCTCTTTGGCCGTGAGCATCTTGTTGCTCCCATGACGTTGATTGTTGAGGGTATTCTCAATGGCAGTCAGGGCCTTTTGTACTACCCAGCTGATGAGATAGCCGCCAACGTAGCAGCGTGGGATGGGATGCCATTGGTAATTCGTCATCCGTATAAAGATGGCAAAGCTATCTCGGCACGCAACGCAACTACTCTGGAAAGTCAAGGCGTTGGGACTGTCCTTAACACTAAGGCCCAAGACGGGAAGTTGAAAGCAGAGAGTTGGTTTGATGTGGAGCGGATGAAAGCAATTGCCCCAATCACCTATAACAATCTTGAAGCAGGTAGACCCGTTGAATTAAGTACCGGGCTGTTCACGGAAAATGTACCCGCTGAAGATGGGGCTGTCTGGAACGGAGTACCTTACCGATTTGTAGCCCGAAACTACCGCCCAGATCACGTAGCTGTACTACCAGATCAAAGAGGGGCATGTTCTGTGGCTGACGGCTGCGGAATTAACATAAACCGAAACACGAAGGAGAGTAGCATGGATAAGGATGAACGCAAAAAGATCATCGAAGGTCTGATTGCCAATTCTTGTTGTTGGGATGCTGAGGATCGGGGAGAGCTAGAGAAGCTCACTGACAATCAGTTGACCAAGGTAAAGCAGCAAGCCGACAAGAGCGATCAGCAAGAGGCTGTTCACAATGAGGCAGTCAAGGGCTTTACCGATCCGGGTGGCAACGACCATACCTGGAATGTGAAGACTAAGGCTTGGGAAACTAAGGTCAAGAAGACCGGAGAGAAACCCAAGGAGAAGCCTGTTGTCAACGAGACTAAGGCCAAGCCGATTACGGAAGAGGACTTGCCTCAGACTATGCGTGAGCAACTTTCGTTTGCGCGTACTGAAATGGAACGGCAGAAGGCAGAGTTGGTGGACAACCTTACGGCTAATGTGGCTGATGAGTCTAAAGAGGCTTTGACGGCTACGTTGAATACCAAGAGTCTAGAGGACTTGCGGTCTCTGTCTGTATTGGTTCCGAAGAAGGAAGAGACAACCCAGAACTTTTCTGGTGCTGCTGGCGGGGCCGGACAAACGAACAACCAAACAAAGAAACTCACCCCAGTAGGCTTGCCGAGTGAGTATCTTTAAGCTACTAACCAATCAACAATCTGTTTGAGGAGAGGAAACAATTATGAAAGGTACACGCATCCTAGCCGGTGCTGGCACGCGGGGAGTGTTTGAGGACATTTTTGTCACAGGCACACCAAAGCCAGGCACGGTGATGGAATTGGAACCTGACACGGCTGCTGTTGGTGGTGTATTCACCTACGCTGCCTATGGCACAGAAGCCTACAGTAGTGGGAACTTCGTGGATAATGATGGCGACCGTAAGGCCATTGCAATCCTTCTAGAGAAGGACCAAGAGGGAAAGACTTATGACGATGCATACGCCGACGGCGATATGGGTCGTGTGTACTTCCCGGCTATGGGTGAAAAGGCCAACATGCTCGTAGAAAACCAAAGCGGAACTGGAGACAGTTTCGGTATCGGTGATGAGCTGATGGTTGATAACGGGACTGGCAAGTTGATGGCTTGTGATACTGATGCTGAAGCGCATCCATTCACCTGCTTGGAAGTTGTCTCTGCCCTTACTGCTGATGGTTGGGCTTACTGTCGATTCAACGGGGCTGGCGGTGCTTAACCCCCAAAACCTAACAAGATAACTCAATAGAGGAGAGTGACATGAGCTTTGGATTTGTTGACAATGTCGAGATTGACTTTGTCATGGGGGGAAAGCCTGAAGGCCCTACGGCTAATCGTTTCTCTGCCGTAGGCTATGATGCTGGATTGCTTCGCCCGATGATTATGGAGGACGGCCAAAAGTATTGCTGGATTGATTCTGGCAAGACTGAAGAGAAGATGGTCGTCAACAGTTTGACTGGTAAGGAAGAGAAGCGAATAGTTCCCCTCAGGGAAGCTATCCCGCTGCCCCGCCTGATTAGTAACGGAATGGTTCCGGCTACGTTCAACGCTTCTGCTTTGCCCTATCAGGCTTGGCAACGTATTGACTCGGCTGTTACCCGCGCAAGCCGTGATAGGCTATCTGCCTGGAACGATTTGGTTAGCGCAAACACCTATGGCGGGTTTGATGGGATGGCTACGCCCGGCATCATCAAGGATTCGGTTACTGATCCTGGCGATGCGAAAGTTGATATGGATACGTTATCCAACGATATCAATGATAGCCCTCTCTATACCCCGGATATTCTGCCCTTGCCGATTATCCATGCAGGGTTTGAGCTGTCTCAACGGCGATTGGCTTCTAGCCGAAATACTGGCATGCCATTGGATACTAGCAACGCAGAGAGTTGTGGGCGTCGGGTATCGGAAACGCTAGAGAAGATGACGATTGGTGTGACGGACTTCTCTGACACCAAAATCGGAGACTCTAGCACGTTTTCCAATCGCGGTATCTATGGGTTCCGTACCCAGCCCGATAGGATTACCAAGACGGACGTGACCGCCTCGGGTAGTTTTGTGGCTGCTACGTTCTTGGCTAACGTCTTGGCTATGAAGGAGTTGGCTCGGGCTCAAAAGTTCTATGGTCCCTTTGTGCTGTATTACAGCACGAGTTGGGATCAATACCTGGATACTGACTATGTCGTTGGTACTTCTGCTCAGGGCTATACGACCGTTGATAAGACGGTACGCCAGCGGATAGAAATGATCAACGGGATTAGTCGGGTTCAGATGCTTGACTTTTTCACCAATACCGATGAGCTTCTCTTGGTTCAGATGTCCTCGGATACCGTGCGGGCTGTCATCGGTATGGATACGACTACGGTTCAGTGGGAAGAGCAAGGCGGAAGCCGAATGGTCTTCCGCGTGATGTGCATTAAGGTTCCCGACCTCCGTAGCCAGTACGTTGGCACCACTACATCTAGTCGCGTGAGTGGTATCGTTCATGGTACTACCTCCTAGCGTTTGTGTGTGGGTTTGGGCTTAGACTCTCGGCAGTCTCTTTCCCCAGGGAGGCTGTCGAGAGTCACTATAATCTGGGGAATTTTAGGAGCGAATCATGGAAACACAAACGAAGTCTGAAAAGACCTTCTTCTTCGAGCTGTTGAGCGGAGTCCATAGCGAAGGACTAGACGCCAACGGTGGCCCCCGAATCTATGAGCCAGGGGATGTAATCCAAACAACAAGAGACCTTGGGTTATTGAACTATCCTGGGATGAACCCAAGATATAAGGAAGTGGAGGAGCCTATTGTTGAACCTTCTCTTCCTGGAGAAAAAACGGCAAAGACCAATCCTTCAGGGGGTTGGGAAGCTATGACTGTAGCAGAGTTGAGAAGCTTGGCAGCTGAAGAGGAAATTGATCTTAGGGATGCCACAAAGAAGAATGAGATTATCAGCCTCATACGGGGAGTGTTAAGCTGATGGCAATTCGTACCACTGCCACAACCGTTGGGGGAATTATTGAGGTAGACTCCAACGTATCCGTTTCTCCTATGATCGACGTAGCTAATGAGTTGGTCGATAAGGTAGCAACAAACGACACTAATGGTGTAATGACTGTTGGTATGTTGCGGCATTTGGAAACATACTTGGCAGCATACTTCTACGCTATCCGTTGTCAGCAATACAAGGAGAAGAAAACTGGAGACGCCTCCGCAAGTTTCCAAGTAGGTGAGAGTGGTAAGGGTTGTTTTGACGCAAACGATTGGGGACGAACGGCGATGATGTTGGATTTGACGGGATACCTTCGCAAGCTCAACAACGGAATAGTGAATGTGGGACTCGATTGGTTGGGATTGCCTCCTAGTTCACAAACCGATTATGTGGACCGTGACTAATGATTAAACAACAGTACCCAATGCTAGTTGACGGCCTGGAGTTCTACGACTCCAAGGAGTTCAGGGCGCTGTGTAAGAGGTTTGGGATACCCCACACCGGATTGACTATGGATATGGAAATAGTGATTCCACATCGTGGATATGCAAAGGTTACACACCAGTTTCATATTCGTAGGTTGGAAACGGAAAATGTCAAGCCACAGCCTCCAGAGAATTTGGATACGCCTGAGGGATTGATCCCCACGCAAGAGGACCGTGACTAATGTCAGGCATGGAAGAAAGAGACCTGCATCAGAAGGCTATGTATTGGGCTGCCTCTGGAGAGTTTGACAACTATGGAGAGCCGAAGATTTCTTCTAGCCCAATAGAAATCAACGTGAGGTGGGAGTACAAGCAAACGGAAGTTATTGATGCTCAAGGAAACACTCGCACAGTAAACGCAATTGCTGTGGTGGATAGGGTAGTCCCCTTGGGAAGCGTCTTTTGGTTAGGTACGCAACGCGCGTACAACGCACTAACGAATCCCACTAGGTATTACGTCTTCAGGTACAAATCG